CTGGCTTAAATAAAGTATCAAGTTTTAACTGTTGTTTTTGATTAATATTAGATTGCCACAGAACCATCTTTTTTTGGATATGATCCACCATATGAATGGGTATTTCAGAGTCAAACCAATTTTTATACACGCCTTTGGGAGCAATGATCAAGGCACCATTGATTTTGCCTCGATCATAAAGCATAGCAATATTGTCTAGTAAAACTTTCGATTTACCAGTTCCCATTTCCATGAAATAAGCAAAGACTTCTCTATTCCAGGACATTTCAAGCGCTTTTAACTGATGCGCATATGGCTTCGTTTTAAATTTATAATTCATTTTTACTTTCTATTGACATTGTATACATAATCTCCTATAACTTGTCAAGAAAGTTATGAGTGATTATACAGAAATAAAAAAAGATAAAGAACCTATGGTTTACGTTTTACAGGAACTGCCAGGAACAAGCACCGGTCGTCCCAAGTATAATATTATGGGTGCTTTAAAATATGGCAAACTAAAAGTTCTCTTGAAAGAAAATACACAAATTGTTCTAAGTCCAGGACCCATTGTGTTTGAATTAAGACGACTGTTAAAAGATTACAACTCTAACGATTATTTACTTTTGTCAGGCGACCCTGCGGTTATTGGGTTGGCATGTGCCATTGCATCTGATATAAATAGTGGCAGATTTAATTTATTAAAATGGGACAGACAAGAGAAAGTATATTATCCATTAGAAATAGATTTATATGAGAAAGGAAAAATAAATGAATAGAAAAGAAGACGTAAGATATAAAAAACTAGATACACCGAAAGTAACACACATGTTAAATTTAATGCAAATGGTGTATGGTGATAAACATATAAGAGGCACATATGATGAAGTATGTGTTGATGGCAAAGAAAAAAAAATAGCACCTTTGTTTTCTGCATTTACTGCATTTGTAATATCAAGTGCATTATGTATGAGAATGCCTGGACAAGAAAAAATTGTTGTTCCAAGTGAATTACCCAAAGAAGAAGTTTTGAAAAAAATAGATCAAATTCTACTTGCATTAGATGCAATGTTAGAACAACCTATAAGAGGGAATCTTGTAAGTTGTTTAGATAAATATATTACTAATGGAAAATTTGAAACTAAAGCAGTGAAAGACGAAGAAGCTGAAATGCTTTTTGGAAAGAGGCCGAACTAATGAATAACATAGACTTTGAAGAAGACCAAACGCATTCAATTAGTAAAACTGAAGACTTAAGTAAACTTTCTGAACAAGTTTTAAAATTAAAAGACTTGGAAGACGAAGTTAAAACGAAAGAAAAAAATTTAAAAGATTTAAAAAAAGACTTAGAAAAAATATCAGGAGATGTCATTCCAACAATGATGACGGAAATGAATATCTCCACATTAAAATTAGCAGACGGTTCCGCTGTAGAAGTGAAACCCGTCTACAGTGCTTCAATTCCTATCGCAAAAAAGGAAGAGGCATTTAAATGGCTTCGAGACAACGACCTGGGTGACTTAATTAAAAATGAAGTTACTGTTTCTTTTGGTCGTAACGAAGACAACAAGGCAGCAGATTATGCTGTACTTGCACAAGGTCAAGGATATCAGCCAATCCAGAAATTAAAGGTTGAACCCATGACACTTAAAGCATTAGTCAGGGAGCGTGTCGAATCTGGAAAAGACATGCCCTCTGATCTATTCAACGTGTTCGCAGGAAACCGAACCAAATTAACGAGGAAACAATAACAATGAACGAAGAAGCAAACGTCGTAAAGAAAGAGAAAGCTGGAGCCGTAGCTATTTCAAGTTTTGAAATAGATTCTGGTAAAGGTCTGGGTAATATGAGTCAGGACGACTTAGCATTACCTTTTTTAAAGATACTAGGACAGTTATCTCCTGAAGTAAATAAAAGGGATGGTAAATATGTTAAAGGTGCAGAACCTGGCATGATTTTCAATTCCGTTACAGGAGACCTGTACGATGGTGCAAAAGGCATTCAAGTAGTTCCATGTCATTACAAACTGGAATACATTGAATGGAGAGATCGAGGCGAAGGCTCCGGTGCTCCTGTTGCCATTCACTCATCAGCTAGTGATATCATGACAAAAACTACAAGAGACGCGTCTTTCAAAGATAGATTGCCTAATGGTAACTATATTGAAAGAACCGCTAGTCATTTTGTGATTGTCAATGGTCAAACTCCATCAACTGCTTTGATTGCTATGAAATCTACTCAATTAAAAATTAGTAGAAAATGGAATAGCATGATGGCAGGAATCAGGCTTAAAGGTAAGAACGGATTATTTACTCCGGCATCTTTTAGCCACATTTATCAATTAAAGACTATACAACAGTCTAATGATAAAGGTACATGGTTTGGTTGGGAAGTAAGCAAAATAGGTCCTGTACAGGACACTACTTTGTACCAACAAGCTAAAACTTTTACTGAAAACGTTTCCAAAGGAGACGTTAAAGTTAAGCACGGGGATACTGCCCAAAAGCAAACGAAGACTCATTTCTAAGTTTCGTTACGTGCGTATACGAAAGCTGGGCGGGGCGCGAGAGTTAACCGCCCAGCGTATAAAATGGAATTGATGATGGAAAAGAAATTTATAGAGATTTTTACAGGACTAAAAAGAAACTTTGGATTCGCTAGAATTGAAAAGGGATATACGGATCCTGAAACTGGAAAATTACAACTAAAACCAGGAGATTATGGCTGGTCTTCAAGACCTATTGAAGAAAAAGACTACTTAGAACATTTATCAGGTAAAAAATCAATTGGTGTTCAGCCTTGTGATGATGAAGGACGGGCAAAGTTTGGTGCTATTGATATTGATCATTATAAAAACTTCAGTCCTAAAAAATATTTAGACACAATAAAAGAACACAATATTCCTGTAATTCCCTGCAAGTCTAAAAGCGGAGGATTACATATTTATATCTTTTTAAAAGAACCAGTCAAAGCAACCATTATAAGAAATTTCTTAAGTACTCTATTATTTACTTTTGGTCTCAAGGCCAAAACAGAAATTTTTCCAAAACAAACAGAACTGGGTGAAGATGATAATGGTAAGCTTCAAAACGGACACTTCATTAATCTTCCTTATTATAAAAAAACAGAACGATGTGCTTTAAATTTTGATGGAACAGAATTTACCTTTGACCAATTTATAGAAGTTATTAATACAAATTTAAAATCGAGAGAGGAGCTAGAAAATTTTTCACTGGCTCATATAAAAACTGTATTACACGGAGGAGCAGAAGAATTTAATGAAGGTCCTCCTTGTTTACAAGCCATAACTCGGGCATGTCAAAATGGAGGAAAATTGAACGATGACAGAGATAGGTTTTTATATAATTATATGGTCTTTGCGAAAAAGAAATACTACGATAATTGGGAAGATAAAGTCAAACAAGCAGCAAGAGAATACTTTATCTACGATCAAAAATGGGACGATAATTATGTAGACTTTAAAATTAAGGGATGGAAAAAAGAAACAAAAGGACATCTATGTAATGAAGAACCGATCGTTAATTTTTGCATGAAGTCGGAATGTATAAAAAGAAAATTTGGTATTGCCTCCGATCGTAGAAAAGCTTTTCCTGCATTATCGGGCCTACAAAAAATAAATTACAGACCTGATCCAGAATATACCTTTAATGTTGCATGTCCTGACGGTGAAAAAGTTAAACAAGTCCATGCTAAATCCATAGAATATCTGACCGATCAAAGAAAAATAAGAAACATCATTGGTGTTGCTGCTAATTTTGTTCCTCCTATGCAAAAAGGAAATATTTACCAAGAAATAATAGATAATTTATTTAATTCTCAATTAGACGATATTGAACCACCTGAAGAAACAAGTCCAGAAGGACAATTATTTAATTATATGAAAGAATATATCAATGGACCAAAAGCAGAAACGAATGTTGCTTTTAAAAGTGGATCAACTTTATGGGAAGATGAGTATGCTTACTTTAAATTTGCACCTTTCTTCGATACCTTAAAAAATAAAGAATGGAAAATAAAAACTCAGCAAACAGCCCATATGATTAAAACGAATAAAAAAATATTAGGCGAGTTTGGTCCAAAACGATTCCCTAAGAAAAAAGAAGAAAAAGAATATAATGATCCTCTTCAAGTAATTAAAGTAAGAATTGATAAATTTAAAGAAGAAGAAATTAAAGACGAACCTATAGATATAAAAGGCACGGATAATCTTATATGATTAAAAAAATATTAGGACCACCCGGAACAGGAAAAACTTTTACTTTATTAAATTATGTAAAAGAGTATATCAAAAAAGGAACTCCACTCCATCGTATCGGTTATTTTGCTTTCACAAGAAAAGCAGCCTACAACGCAAGAGATACTTTTCTCGAGGATAATAATTTTAAAGATGTTTCATCTAATCTTACAAAATCAGACCTAAAATTTTTTCAAACTCTGCACTCTTTTTCTTTTCATATATTAGGCCTGAGTGAAGACTGTGTAATGCAACCAGAACATTATGAAGAAATAGGCAGACTAACAGGCGTGCGCGTAAAATATACAAAGTATGATGAAGAAGAAAACAACGGTTATTTAAACTGTGATTCTGAATATTTTTCACTAATCAATAAAGCCAGAGTTAAAGACATAAGCATAGGATCTGAGTTTAATACGAATAATTATTCACGAAAAATTGATTACATCACACTAAATCATATTAAAATTAATTTAAAGAACTACCAACAAAAAAATAATCTAATCGATTATACTGATATGATAAATCGATTCATTAAAGAGTCTAATAAATCACCTACCTTCGATGTTGTATTTATTGATGAAGCCCAAGACCTATCTCCTATTCAGTGGAAAATGTTTGATATTCTTAAAACAAAGTCCACGGATATTTTTTTAGCAGGAGATGATGATCAAGCTATTTTTGAATGGGCTGGAGCAGACGTTAAACGATTTATTAATGAGCCGGCAGAAGAAGAAAGTCTTCCACAGTCTAGAAGAGTTCCAGAACTTGTTCAAGAGTATGCTAATACGATTATCTCCAGAATTCCTGAAGAAAGAAGAATTAAAAAACAATGGTCTCCAAGAAGAGACGATCAAGGAAATATTGTTAAGGGACGAGCCGAAAAGATTAATTCTATAGATAGTTTAGATTTGTCAAAAAATAAATGGCTCATTTTAGGACGATCAAAAAACAAACTGGACGAAATAGCCAAAAAACTTAGAACAAAAAGTTTATACTTTGAGACTAAATTTGGCAAAAGTTATAATCAAAAACTTTATCGAAACATTGTGAATTGGACACGTTGGACAAAGAATGAAGGCCTAACCTTGCCAGAAACCAAAGATGTATTTGAATATTTGGACAAAGATTTTAATGAAAAACAATTCGAGAATCAAGAGCTTATTAAAATAAAGGACATGGGTTTTAGTTCTGATGTAGTTTGGTTTGACGCATTCACCAAAGCCAGTCTTAATGAAAAATTATATATTAGAGCAATGCTAGGCAACGGAGAAAAATTAAGTCAAGATGCACGGATTAAATTATCTACTATACATACCATAAAAGGAGATGAAGAAATTAACGTTATTGTTATTTTAGATAATACAAATAAAATAAGAAAGTCCGTAGAAAATAATCCAGAAAAACAAGATGAAGAACATCGAGTATGGTACGTTGCTGTTACTCGTGCCAAACAAAATTTATACTTATTGAAAGCAAAAATAGAAAGAAGAGGATACCGGTTATGAGTGTATACAAAAAACAAGTTGGTGGATCTCATTATCTTAAAATGAAGATTCAACCATCTGAGTTTGCTAATAAGAACAATTTGCCCTTTGCTGAAGGAAATGCTATCAAATATATTTGTCGGCATAAGTATAAAGGAGGAAAGGAAGATTTAAAAAAAGCAAAGCATTATATTGAAATGATAGAAGAAAGAGATTACGG